TCGTAGATGTAGCAATGACCGTCGCCAATGAAATACATCGTGTTGAAGTCGACCGCGCTGGAAATCATCATCGGCCATTCGTCGTCGACCATCGGCGCGCTCGGCTCCGACGATAACGCGATGCGCGACAGACCACAGGCAGCGAGCACACCCGCGATGAACTCACGGCGTTTCATGGCGACAGGATAGCAGATGACGACACCAGACTGTCCGCACTGCAAATCAGGCAACGTGGAACGCGACGGAGCGATGTGGGTCTGTAACTGCTGCGCGCGCAAGTTTCCGGCGCTCACAGAGAACGATCACACGTTCCTGGAGAAGATCCGCGTGGCCGCAGACTGACGATTACCGCCGCGACGGCTTACACGGCACGCGATGCTGATGGATGAACGAATCGTCCAACCCGCACGACTGGCAGACCAGCGAGAGCATATTGAACGGGCCGTGGCTCTCGTAATACGGGCGCGGTGGTGGGGTGTTCAGCAAGCGGCGGCGTGCCTCTTCGCTGCGATATTCCGCATCGTATTGCGCTTGCGTGACGATCTCGCCGTCCACGCGATACACCAGACCGTCAGCGCAGATCGGCATGGGGCGATTCTAGCAGGTTGATCCGCTCTCGGGTGCGGTGTTCTGGGCCGGCGCATAAGTCCCCGATGCTGCCGAAGGGCCGACGCCGGGAGCGGATCAGCACGGGAGAAGTTACCACTGCGCAGTTACCAGATAGCGAGTCTCGGCCCGTGTTTGTTGATCGAACTCGAAATTCCGATCCGGCCTGTCACGCCGGAGGCCGCGGGTTCGAGTCCCGTCGACCCCGCCAACTATTCAGCGTTTTCCGCACGTTTCGCCCGGTTGTCGCGTCCAGCAGCGTGACACCGGGCGACTGAAACAGCCCACAACAGACACGCAAAAGTTACCGGGTAACTTGGTCCAGCGCCTTCCTGAGCTTGTCCGCGTGGAAGGGGGCATACCGCTGTGTCATCCGGGGCGACGTGTGCCCGAGATGCGCCTGAATGTCTGCGAGGTCGGCTCCCGCGCGCCGCATGGCCGTGGCGATGGTGTGTCGGAGGTCGTAAACGCGCACGCCAACGAGCGGTGGCAGTGGCGGGGTGAGCTTCGCGCGCCGCTCGTTCAGCGCCGTCACAGCGCGCCGGAAGGCGTTTTTGAGGCTGGCCCCGGAGTAGGTGCCCCACGCCTTTCGTTCGATGAATTCCTCCCACGCGGCGATGCCTTCCGCGTTCAGCACCAACTCCCGCGGCTTCCCCCGCTTCCCGGTCGGCACCCAGCACACGCCGCGCGCCAGGTCGACGTGTTCGGGCTTCATCTTTCCGAGTTCCGAGTTTCCGCGAATCCCGGTCCACGCCAGCACCTTGAGGCGGGCGCGTGACTTCGACGGCTTCATGCTGTCGATGAGGGTCAGCGCCGTGGAGATGCTGAGATCGCGGGGCTCTGGCGGCGGTTCATGGAACGGTGGAATGTCTCGCAGGGGGTTCGGGGCGCCCTTCCCATCGAGGACCGTATACAGGTGCATCAGGGCCGTGCGCCGATGGTTCACGGTGGAGGCGGCGAGGGGCTTCCCCTGCTTCCCGGTCAAGCGCCATTCGTTCAGCACCAGGCGGTAGTCATCCCGCGTCAGCCGATGCCGGGGCCGCATCCCGAGGACATCGACCCACGAGTGTAGATCACGCGCGCGGTCGCTCAGACTCGGCATGGTGGCGACCAGTTTTAGGTAGTGCGTGACATCGGCGGCGAGCGTGCCGCGTGCGCCTTTCGGTGTGGAGGGCGCTTCCCGCGCTTTGACGCGCTGGGATTCCCGCCACTGCTTCATCTCGGTCAGGGTGGCATCGGCGGGGAACCGCTTGGTTTTCAGTCCGCCCGGTCCCGCGTGGACGCGGACAAAAACTCGGTAGCCACTGACAGTTTTTTGTATGCCGGTTGGCGCGCTCACTCGTATTGCTTCAGGAAGCGATCAATCAGATCCTCGATCGCCACGAGAGCGCTTGGGCGAATCTCCCGTAGCGTCGCGACTTTCTGATCGAACGTCCGCCTCCGCTCGGTCGAGGGCGATGTAGATGTCTGCGGCAAGTTGCCGGAGCCGTGCGACAGCATCATCGAATTGTGCGGTCGGCGCCGGTTGTGGAAGTCCAGTAGAGCCACGGGATTTGGGATTCCTGAGCCGCGGCGGTAGCAGCTCCTCCATAGGTCGCTGCAATACCCGTGCGAGGCCCGCCAACAGCGCGACGGACGGTTTCCAGCGCGGATCGTCCGCGATGAACTGCGACACGGCCGACTGTGACACGCCGAGTTCTTTCGCTGCCTTGGTTTGCGACCAGCCCTTCGCGTCGATCAACTCGCGCAGAGCCTTCCGCACGGTCGCCCATTCATCTCGTATCACATCCGGCAGCATAGCAACTCGCCTTTGCGCGGCTCTACCGCTAGAAGTGCCTTAATTTCCAACAGTTACCGACAGGAAAAAATACACGCATTTTCTGCTTGACAGCCGATTAAGGCACTAATAACCTTAGCAGCGTGCTTATGAACGCTGTGCGCCGCTTCCGGTTGCGTGCGGGTTTGTCGCAGGCCGAACTCGCCAGCCGCGTCGGCCGCACGCAGAGCTTCATTTCCCAACTTGAGAGCGGGCGGATCAAGCGCCCTGCTTATGACTCGGTGCTCCCGCTGGCGCGTGAATTGGGCTGCGACCCAGAGCGCTTGTTCCCGACGAAAGTGAGTCGTGCGCGATGACCTTATCGCACACGGCTGAGCAGATCGCGGACACGCGCACACCGACGAGTGAGCAAGTCTCTCGCCCGCTCGGCCTGTCGGACCGCGCGTTCCAGTTCGAGGTGATCCCCAACGTCTGCCTGGTGGAGGACGTGTGCCGGATCCTCAGGTTCTCCGAACGGCAGTTCTCCCGGTTGATGCGGCAGAAGGCGCTCCCCCTGGTGGAGATCCATATCGACAGCACGCGGCGATTCACCGGGGAGTCGGTCGCGCGTGCCGCCAAGCTGCGGCGGAAAGGTTGAACTCATGGCCCGCAGCATCGCAAACGCCGCGTTGAGCACGCCAGATAACTCGCTTCCCAATCGTTCTCAGGGCATGGCAAAGGCTGATATGCGGTCGTCAGTCTCGGTGGGCGACTTATCAGGCGTGCTCAAAGACAGCGCGCGGCGCGTCTACGGGAAGCAGGGCGCAGCAGCGGCAACCGTGGGACAGGCCGAATCGAACTTCTCGCGCGACCTCGAAACCATCGCGCGGAAGTTGGAACCGCTTGGTCCTGAATACCTGGCGGACCTTGGTAAGGGACTCGTGGAGACGTATGCGCCGCTCTCTACGCCAGCCGGACGTGCGCGGGAACTCGCCCGTCGACAGGAAGCCATCGCCGCTGAACTGCGGCAGCTTGCGGAATACATCGCATGACCCTCCGCATTCTCGGCTACGTCTCGGCGGTGATCTTTGTGGCTGGGGCGATCTTAGTGGGTTTGGTGTGGTGGGGTGCGGCGGGGATCGCGATCGCACAGGACGAAGCGAAGGACTGAGGAGGAGACGACATGCAAATGACCACCTTGAAAGAACGCCTGACACCCGCGCAGCAGCGTCGTCGGCAGGAGCGGATCGCGCGCCGCGCTCGGTCGTGGATGCCAGTGGACGCGACGCCGCGCGTGCGTTTCATTGACCGGCTGCGCGGTATCGGCAAGCGCCTCGCGTTCTTCGGTGCGAATCGCGAGAAGGCCGCAGCGCTGGCGATGCAGATCGCGCGGAACTTCGAGCAGTTGCGGCTCCGCTCGGCCGTCGCTGATCGCTGCAGCTATCGCCGCGAATACGTTGTGAAGGTTGCGGGTCGCGCGGTCAAGCAATTTGGCGATCCGTGCGGTGGACGACTGAAGGCGCACAAGCGCGTGGGCGACTGGACGTCGAAGGAATTGCAGTGCGAAACGTGCGGGCGGGTCTACGTGGACGCGCGAACCGAAGCGGCCTGAAATGCAGAAGGCCCGCTCCTGATCCGAGCGAGCCTTCGATCAGCACCCGACCTGACCTAGAGGGGAGAACAGATGCCGACAGAAGAAATGGTAACACGACACACACCGGGACCGTGGACGGAGCATCCGTATACCTCGGTCACAAAGGGCATCTGCGAGGCGAACGAGCAGCGTCCCGGTTTTGAGCATCGCGACATCGTGATCGGGTCCGACAAGACGGTGATCGCGGTGGTCCAGTCGCACACGCTGCCGATGCCGTATTCCGGCTATCCGCATGTGGACAACGACGCCGAACTGGAGGCGAACGCGCGACTGATCATGGCCGCGCCTGACCTTCTCGCTGCGCTGCGCCTGTGTGAAAAGTGCCTTCCGTGCTTGCGCGTTGACAACTGGCCGCCAGGATTTGCGCTCAAGAAAGAGGCAATCGAAGCGGCCCGCGCTGCTATCGCGAAAGCGGAGGGACGCTAATGCCTTTCAGCCTCTCCGACTTCGCCGCCTATGCGCTCTGGACGATCCAGACGCAGACGTGGGCACAGGCGGTGTGTCTCACGATTGTGATTCTGATCTTCGTCAAGCTCGTGCTGGTGGTGGAATCCAAGATCCAGCGTCGAGAGGACATCGCGCAGATCGAGCGCGAGTCACAGATCGAGTGGGAGGAGCGCAAGCCGGTGCTGATTCACGGCATCGCGCGGTCGATTCGCGATTCGCATCCTGACCATCGATTCAACCTGGACGAGGAGGAACGTGACTTTCTGTCGTCCCTTGGGATCAGCCCTGATGGGCCGAAGGCGGCGTGATCATGCATGTCATCGCCCGTTCACCCGTCAAAGCCCTCCCGAACGAGACGGTCGCGTATGCGGCCCGAGACATTGAACTCGGCGCAGTCGATCTGATGCGCGAAGTCGAAAACTGCAAGGACGTGACGGAAGCCCTGCGGCTGTATCACCTCGTCACGACGTTACGGCAGGAACTGGATCGCGTCGCGATTGCGGCGCTGGACATGGCAGACACACGCTGCGGCGTGTAGGAGCAGAGACGATGCCGATCATTGCGACCGCTGGGGATAGCAAAACCTACACGCCCGCGCCGGCTGGGAGTCATCAGGCCGTGTGCGTGGACGTGATCGACAAGGGGATTCTGGAAGTCACCTACGCCGGCAAGACCAAGAAACAGCACAAGGTCAGTCTGGCGTGGCAGATCGAGGAACTGCGCGACGACGGCAAGCGCTTCCTCGTCTACAAGCGCTACACCCTGAGCCTGAACGAGAAGGCGACACTGCGGCATGACCTGGAGTCGTGGCGTGGACGGGCGTTCACCGATGCGGAGCTGGCTGGCTTCGACGTGGAGACGGTCATCGGCGTGAACTGCCTGCTGAACGTGCAGCACCGGACGGTGGCCGACAAGACCTACGCCAACGTCACGGCGGTCATGGCAACGCCGAAGGGGATGCCGAAGATTCAGGCGACGGACTACGTGCGCGAGAAGGACCGGACCGATGCGGAAGAACCCGTGCCGTCCGACGCTGACGATTCGGATATCCCGTTCTGATCATGGCGAGCGTGGCGGATCTGGTGGTCGCATCGGCAACCGTGAAGGGCGGCAAGCTCTTTGTGCGGAACCGTCGCGAGTTCGACCGCCAAGTGGCGCAGATGAAAGACGGCTGGGAGATGGAACTGACCCTCTCCCGCCGTCGCGCGACACGCTCGGTGCAAGCCAACGCCTACTACTGGGGCGTCGTGCTGGCGGCGCTCAGTGAGCACACGGGCTACACCGTGGACGAACTGCACGACATCTGTAAAGCGCTGTTCCTCCCCAAGCGGTTGGCGCTGAACAACGGCAACGGGGAAGTGGTTGGAGAGTTCGTGTTGGGCGGATCGACGCGGACCCTGAACACCAACGAGTTTTACGAATACGTCGAGCGCGTGCGGCAGTGGGCGTCCGAAACGCTCGATTGCTACGTGCCTGACCCGAACGAGGCGATTTGATATGGGCCTGAACAACGACAAGGCGCGGCGCGTGATCTTCGACATTGAGACGGCGCCCATCGACGGCGCAGCCGACTACCTGGAGCCGGTCAGCGCCCCCGCGAACTACAAAGACCCTGACGCGATTGCACGCTACGTCAAGGACGCCGCCGCGAAGGAAGTCTCTCGGTGCTCACTCGACGTGGACCTGTGCCGCATCGTGGCGATCGGGGGATGGGTGGAAGGCTACGAGCCGTTCGCGCTCACCGAGGCCGACTGCGCGGATGAAACCGAACTGGTCTGCTACTTCTGGAACACGGTCGAGGAGCGGCATCTGGTGGGCTTCAACTGCCTCAGCTTCGACCTCCCGGTGCTGTTCCGGCGCTCGCTGTATCTCGGCGTCAAGGCTCCGCTGCACGCCTACAGCATCGAACCGAAGTGGCGTCCGGCCAATGTGACAGACCTTCAGATGCGGCTGTCCTACAACGGCGCGATCCGTCTGCGGGGGTTGTCGTTCTACTGCAAGCGGTTCGGGATTGACGTGTCAGACACGCTGACCGGCGCGGATATCGGACAGGCCGTGGCAGATGGGCGCTGGCAGGACGTGCGCGCGCATGTCACGGCGGACATTCAGAAAACGGCGCAGCTCGCCGCCAAACTCGGTGCGTTCACTCTCACGCCGGTCGCAGAGGCGGTGTTCTGATGTCTCGCTGGGATGCGGAATCGGATCTGGACTACTGGGACGAGGTTGAAGGCCACCACGACCCGTATGACGTGTCGGTGTCCTGCATCAAGTGCCAGCAGATGTTCTACGTGCGGGCGGATGAGCGTGGCCCCTACTGGTGCGAGGCGTGCCAGCACAACGCCCAGGTAAAACTCGAGCAGCGCCAGCAGAAGGCGTCCTAGCGATGCCCTATCTGCTCTTGATCAACATCGTCACCATTGTGTTGTCGATGGCGTCGCCACACTGGTGGAACTTTCCGGTCGTGGCGTTCTGCTGGTTCGTGGTCGGCGTGGAATTCGCGGCGAAACGGCGGCTGCGCTAATGGGCATCTGTGATCGCCTCAGCTTGCCATCCACCGACGACCAGAAGGCGACACCGAAATGGGAGATCAAGCCCGCCGTGGTCGCGCGGAAGGAACGCAAGCTCTCGAAAGAAGAGCAGGGCACCGCGTTTCGGGATGCCGTCTGGCTTCGTGACAAGAGCCGTAACCGTGCGACCGGGCAGAAGTTGACGCGCGTCCATCCGAAGCAGAAGGGCGCCTCACTGCTGCCGTGGGACCAGATCGGGGAAGTGGATCACGCCTACCCGCGGTCGACGCATCCCGATCGGATCTACGACGTGGAGAACGGGCTGCTGCTGTCGAAGGAATTGAACCGGCTGCGGAAGGTGCCGTGTGCGCGAGCGCCGGAGCATCGACGGTTCGACTACTCAGGGCCAGAGAATCGCGGACTCCCGCAAGTGTTCGTGTGGCGAGACGACGACGGCAACGTGACGAAGGAGCGCATCGGATGATCGAAGCCATCGCGACGGCCATCGTGGATCTCGCGCGACTCGCGCTGCTCGCCTACGTGGCGAAGCTCACGCGGGACTGCTTCACGCACTGGCTTGATGCGGGCTGTCCTGGGACCGTGAAATCGCTGGAAGCGCGGATTCTCGACGCGGCTCGTCGCGGCGTCATTGATCTGTCTGATCTGGTGCAGCGACAGGAGAGGACCGAAGGGGTATGAGCAAAACAAGCAACGTAATTCCAGATGGCGACATTGAAATTAAGGCGGTATCTCCGTCTGGCGAAGTCGTTGACACGGCTGTTTTTGAAGAGGCTGGTGTCGCCTTCGATCCCACCACGATGCATCTCGATCTGACGAAGGCCGAGAAGAGACGGACGACTGCGTTGATGTTGGCGATTCAGGCGTATGACAAGTTGATCATCAAAGATGCCGACTATCTGCGCGAAGCCAACAATCAAGCGCGAGATCGCGGCGCAGTGATTCGCCCGGCGACGATGGACGCAATGGTGGTTGCGGCGCTGCAATTCGACGCGTTCATTTCCGGCCAGTTAACGGTCGAATCGAGTGGTATTTCACGAGAGCGGCAGCCTGAAAGTGCGCTTGATTCCGGCGACGGCCGCACCGAATCGGAATAGCGATGATGCCCTCCCCGCTGCCCCTCCCCTTTGCCCGTCGATCACGGAATCAGGACATCTGTGTGGATGCCTTGATCGGTGCCTTGAAGGGCCGTGGCTGGCGTCTCCGCGCCTCGATCGCGCGTGACCTGGGCGTGAGTATCCGCACGGTCAGAGCGTTAGCGAGCGCGTCAGAAGGCCGGGTATTGAGCGGACAGAAAGGCTTGTGTCTGGTGGAGGAAGCGACAGTGGAGGACACGGCACACGCAGCCAATGCTTTAGAAGCCCAAGGGCGCGCGTTGATTCAGCACGCAGAGCAGATTCGCAGAGTGTCACACCGGAGGATCGCGTAGATGGCTTGGACCTCTTGGCCGAGCATTCCGCCACGAGACTGGGGCGGTGGCGTCTACGCGCTCTACCACAACGGCGCTCTGGTCTATGTCGGACGCACCTGGAATTTTGCGTCGCGCATTTCAGGGCATCGGCATCGGTTCCAGTTCGACATCATCAAAACCAAGTGGACCAAAACGCAGCGCGAAGCGAAGTGGATCGAGCGCAAACTCCTATTCCGGCTTCGCCCGCCGCGCAATCGCACGATCCCGACAGACCTCCACGGTTGCTGGCAGTATCGACCCGAAGTGCGGCGAAGCATGGGAGCGCGGTAGATGGCGTGGGTGCGGATTCACGAAGGTGCGATGCAGGACTTGAAGATTTCATCGCTGCCAGACTCGGCGTTCCGTCTGTGGGTGCGTGGATTGTGCTACTGCCAGACGGCGCTCACAGACGGGCTGATTCCGCACTCCGCGCTCCGGGACATGGGTGCGAAGCGGAAGGACGTCGACACGCTCGCTGCCGTGCGCGTGGAAGGCCGAGGGCCGTTGTGGGATCGCGTCGACCTGTTCGGCTTCAAGGTCCACGACTACCTCGATTGGAACGAGAGCCGGGAAGTGGTGCTGGCGAAGCGTCAGTCTGGTCGTGATCGCGCGAAGCAATGGCGCACGAACAGCGTTCGTAACGGCGAACGTAGCACGCTTGAAAGGCGTGATCTAGCTAGTGATGTGTTGTTACGTGATCATGATCATTCCGATCAAGAAAAAGAACGCGCGTCTGATTTCGAGGCGTTCTGGTCGGCCTACCCGAAAAAGGTCGGACGCGCGGCAGCGGAACGTGAGTGGAATCGCCTCAAGCCTGACGCGCGACTGTGCGAGGCCATCGCTGCCGCGCTCGACGTGCAGCGACGTTCGGCGCAGTGGACGAAGGACGGTGGCGAGTTCATCCCGCACGCGCGAACCTGGTTGCACCAGCGGCGGTGGCAGGACGAAGTATCAGCACCTCGACTTGTCGGCGGCGTGCGCGATCGATCGTGGTCAGAGGAATGCGCCGACTTGCATCACGGCGAATGCGGCTCGGCCACGATTCACCACAACCGGACGGTGATTGAAGCAGCGCGAGCTGAGCGGGAGAAGTCCGCATGAGCGACCGTATCGTCACCGGCATTCGGTTACTGCGCGCGGTGTTTGAAGCGCAGCGCGGCCTTGATGAGATTTCAGGGCTGACGGGACGGCGAGCGGATGCCTTGTGGTGCGAGCGCTCGGACGTGCTGAAGCGCGCGAAGGATGAACTCGCGGAGTTCGAGAATGCGCCGTTGCCCTTGGACTGGAAAGCGAAGCAGGCAGGCGAACGATGACCGAACGTCTCCGCGTCCACGTCCGCTGTGATACCTGCAAGTATCCGACGTCCAAAGCGAAACGCGAGGATGGGCATTACGGGCCGTGTCCCCGGTGCGTGGGGATTCTCAGGGCGTGTCAGCCCAAGCCGATGAAGGACGCGCACATGCACGTCCTGACGCCGGAATCGCGCGTGCTGGACTCGCTGGACGACACCAGGAGCACCGATTTCGCACAGGTGCTTCGACGCTCAGGACTAACCGCCTCACGCTGCCGTGAAGCGTTGGACACGCTGATCAAGCTCCATCTCGTGTCGCGTGTGCACTATCGAACCAAGTATCTCTACCAGAAGCGGAAGGGGCAGACGGTGGCGGCATGACGCAGTGGCAACCGATTGAAAGCGCGCCGAAGAGTGGACAGGTGCGGATCATTCTCGGATTCGCCGCCGACGAAGAAGGTTACACGCTGCCGTCTCGTGAAGGCTACTGGAATGCCACGCTGCGTCGCTGGGTGTCAACACTTGATCCCAGTTGGGCGCAAAGCCCAATTCCAACCCACTGGATGCCCTTACCCGATCCTCCTGATCTCCCCCAGGGGTGGACGGCGCAGACGGAGAAGGTATGAAGAACGAAAACTACGGTTCGCAGCACGACAGCGAGAAAGCCAAACTCGCGCATCTCGCGGCGTTTCAAGCGTATTGGCAGCAGCTTCAACAAGCGACACCGAGGCGGCCGATCATCACGCCCATCATCGCGCAGCCTCGACGTGAGGCTACGGAACCGCTCGTGAGTGCGTCGGTTGCAGCCTATCTCGCGGAGTGGTTTGACAAGTGATCCCCTCCACCCGTCACCGGGGAGCCGCCGCATGAGAGTGTTTCGGATTCTGACGTGGTGTCTGCTGTGGCCCTGTTTCGTGCTGGCGTTCATCGTCGTCGGCATCGTGCTTGAGGGTATCGCGGTCGGCGCGCTAGAAGGTCACGAACGATGGCGCATGGGCTTTGTGGATCTGCTGCGGAGAAAGCCGTGACGAAGCGAGAGCAGAACATCCGAGATGTGGCGAGTCGAGCGGAGAGGCATTGGCACGGGCAGAAGCTCCGCGCGCTTGCGGAGAAGTGGCGTTCGAGTGCGACGGGCTGGGACACGCATCAGAGCATCGTTGGCGACGTTCGCGCGGACACGCTTCGGCATCTCGCTCAGGAACTGGAAGCCCTCATAGCGGAGCGGGAACAGTGAGCTTTCGACGCCGAGCCGGAGGCGGGAAACGGGATACCTCAGAAGGGCCGATTAAAGCCGCCCTGGAGGCCGTAGGCGCGCGCGTCTGGCAAATCGGGGGAACGGGCAACCCCGATCTGCTCGTTGAATGGCGGGGCATCTGGACGCCCCTAGAAGCCAAATCGAAGGGTGGGACGTTGACGCGGAATCAGCAAGCTTTGACCTGGGCTGTCGTGCGGACCCCTGAGGAAGCCTTGAAAGCGATTGGAGCGATGCGATGACACAGAAAGAGGCAGATCGGTTGCTGATACTCGCCGCGAAGTGTGCGGACACGCTCGCCAGCCCGCGTCAGGTCATGGACATCGGCCGTGGCGAGATGCGCGCGATTCTCGCCGCGCTGAAGTATTACGCGCAGACCGGCCGGCAAAAGGCTCCGCGATGACTGATCCGCTCGCCTTCGAGAAAGCCGATCCCGGCAAATGTGAACGTTCGTGGTGGTGTGACGAACCGACGCGCGAAGCGTTCACGCAAGCGGCCGAGCGAGAAGCCCTGCGGATGCGGCTGTCTCGGATCGCCCATAGCTTGAATACCCCGATTGTGGGGCTGATTCCACTGCGCGGCAGCAGATGACGAATACCGGTAGAGTTGACAACAATACCGGTAAAGTATATACTGTCTCTCGGAGGTGAGAGATGGCAGCTTACTTTTAGGTGATGTGTTGGCGCAGCCTGGAATCATCGGCCCTGTGAGCGATGAGCCGTCATCCCGTTTCGCGCGAGGCGCACGAGTTGAGGCGATGGACGATGACCGCCTGTGGAAGCTCGCGCGTGTCGAGCGATTCGAGCCATATCGTGGCCGAGAGGGCTACTACATTCACTGGGAGCTACCCTGTGACGCGCTGCTGGGCGTGTCTCTCGGTGGGTGGAAACCGGGACACGCAGTCCGACCGTGCGCGAAGTAACGAACCGTGATTACACTCGCGGGATGGCAAAACGAGGCTACTCCCGCGAGTTCACTCCCAAGACGGAGCGCCGCGTGCGCTTCGAGATCGATCGGATTCCGCCGACGCTGATGGACGCGGTGAAGGCGAAGGCCAGACGCGAAGGCGTCTCGCTGCGCGCGTTGACATTGCGGCTCTGGACTGACTGGCTGAAAAGTTGAGTCTGTGGGGCTGATTCCGTTGCGAGGGAGTCGATGAGCGCTGCGGCGTTGAATACGTGTTATCGGTGCCGACTTGTTCGTCCGTGGTGGCAATTCCTGCGCTGCACGAACTGCCGTTGTTGGGTGCCGTTTCTATGATTGCTCCCGAGGTGATCCGATGACCCCACCCACCAAACCCGACGAATATGCAGGTTCACTGATCGCAGCGTTGAAAGCCAACCCGAATGGGGCAGATGCCGCGCTTGTGGCGCGCGTGCGGAAGTTCCTCGATCGCCGGCTGACCGATGCGGCAAAAGGCGGTTGTCATCACTGCCACGAAGGCGAATCAGGCGCTCCATGTTGGTGGTGCGGCTTGAAGAATCGGAAGGCGCGATGATCCCGCCTGTCCCTGAGAGGCCCGAAAGGAAGTTGAGCGCGAAAGGCCGAGACAAGATTCTCGCAATCTTGGAAGCCTTGTCCACCGATTGCAATCAGCCGTGGAGCACGTGCCGCCACTGTCTTGCGATGGAGGAGTTTGAGCAGAAGTCTGTGCGGAAGTTGCTGCGCGCCCTACTTGCCGAGGTCTCCTGAGATGCGCGATCCCTCCCCAACGCCAGAATCGGCCGAATACGCGAGACGTGAACAACTCACGCACCGGCTCCTAAAGTTCTGCCACGCGCCAGACCGTGCGTCCCTGAACGAGTTGACGATTTGGGATTGTCGGATGCTGATCGAGTTCATGGCGAGCCTCGATTGAAGGTTGAGATGCGCGATCCCTCCCGATCCGAGAAGGCCCAATGACCAGAGATCAACACCTCTACGTGATCGCCGCCGAAGAAAGCATCGAAGTAGGCCAGCGATGCACGAAGGCGGCACGGTTTGGCGGTGACGAAGTGCAGCCGGGCCAACCCCTCGATAACCGCCAGCGCATCATGCAGGAGTTTGCGGATCTGCTCGGTGTGATGGAACTGCTCGGGTTCGCGCCGCTGGTTGGCCCTCTACATGCGCTGCGGCCGTGGATTGACGCCAAGAAAGCCAAGGTCGAGCGGTTTCTCGACTACTCCCGAGAATGCGGACAACTGACAGAGGAAGGCTGATGTCTGATCCTGACGCGCCCCAAATCTGCGTAGATTGTGGCGAGCCGTTTGTTGCGGACGAGCCGCGCGCTCACGCCCCAGATGGTGATCTTCACGTTCGTTGCGCTAAACGCGGAAAAGCGCACGGCCGGGTTGTGGAACTAAAGCGCTGCCAGAATTGCGGCTCACCGATGTTTCTCGGTGATGCCTGTTTTCAATGCGGAGTCGGACCGCGCATCGGAGGGGCATGATGTCTGACGCGCCCCCACAGGCCGACCCGTGGAAGGACGTGAGATTCGTGGGCGCTACAATCGGCAATGCCTATCTTGGGAAGGCTGATCCGGGTGGCGAACTGCGAATGGTGTATCTCGCGGCTGACGTTGATCGGGCATTAGCCACCGAGCGCCAGCACCACGCCGAGGAGATCGAGGCAGAACGCAACTGGCGGCTGACTCAGTGTGACGTGAGCGATTTCCTGAAGAAGGAATTAGAAGCCGCCCTTCACGAGCAGGCCCGACTCAGGGAACGGCTCCAAGAGTGGAAGGAGCGCGAACAGAGGCGCGTTGTGGCGCTTAAGGAATCCGGCTTCTACGGCGGGACCGTGCTGGATGGCATCGCATGGCTCAAAGCGCGTGCCGAAGCCGCCGAGCAGGCCCACGCCGCCCTCCAGCAGCAGATGGATGAGATCGACCGGATTATCTACATGCCAACTGACGCGATTCCCCACGCTGATGGTCGGCAGGCGTTTCGTCGGGGTTGGCTCACTTCGGCAGCAGCGGCAGCGGAACAGCATGAGGACGAAGTGGATCGACTCGCCGCCCTGTCCGAGTCCCACGCCAGCATGAAGAAGGAAATCGAGCAGGCGTGTCGCACGGCCTTGCGGCTAGATGTCCCACGGCATGAACTGATTCAACGCATTCGTGCCGCGCTCGCCTCCGCTCCCTCCACTACACCGGAGCAGTCCAATGGCTGAGAAGAACTACGACTCCACGATCATGCGGATCGCGGGCAACCTCCTGAGCGGCAGCAGGCCTGAGATTGCGGAATACATCGTCCTTGATCCAGGCGATGAGATGCTGTCGGAACGTGAGTTGCGACGGGTCCAATGGGCGGTCGCAATGGGCCGTGAGATCGTCGCGGAAACCCTTCGCTCCGCTCCCTCCACGGAGCCGAAGTAGGCGTATACTGCCTGTCAAGGATTTGACGCGAGCTACTGAGCTAGAGCTAGCTCCCTATGCCAGTTCCCAAAGGTAAGCGCTACGGAGGCGTCCAGAAGGGCTACAAAGCGCCCAAAACGCTCGAAAAGCTTGAGGCGCGCGAGTTCACCCGTAAGATGGTGACGGACGCGCTGAGGCCCATGATTCAGGCGCAAATCGCCAACGCCCAAGGCATCGGCCATCTCTACACCCGCGACAAGGCTGGGAAATTCACCAAGATTGAGAACCAGGCGCAGATCGACCAGTTGCTCAAAGAGGGCAGCGAGGGCGAGCACTACTGGATCTTCTCGAAAGACCCGTCGGTGCAAGCGTTTACCGACCTCTTGAACCGCGCGCTCGACAAACCGGCCGAACAAGTCAAGGTGACGGGCGAAGATGGCGGGCCAGTCGAATTCACGTTCCGCTGGAAAGGTTAAGGAAAATGGCACCCGTCCACCGTGCGGAGACTGGTGAGCGATTGACCGGAGAAGTGGTGTCGCGTCACCCTTCTGCGTCTCAATACGGTGGGTCGTTTGGAGAGATCCGCGGGACGGATGGCAAGTTCTACACGTTCGACAGCGGCCATGTCTTTCGTAACTTCAGCTTCGCGCGTGTTGGTGCGAAGGTGGCGTTTACGGTGGTGTGCTACAGCTATGCCACCGACATCGACCAACTCGACAAACACGCACCGAAGCCGTAAGCGGATGGCGCAGACAGCCGAGATCGAGATCCCCTACAAACCGCGCAACTGGGCGAGGCCTTTCCATGCATCATTCAAGCGTTGGGCTGCGCTCGTCCTCCATCGTCGCGCCGGCAAAACCACAGGCACGCTCAACCACCATCAACGCGCCGCACTTGATGACGCATGGGAAGCCGCCCGACTCCGGCATCTGGAGCCCAAATTCACCAACGCCGAGATCGAAGAACTCCTCCAGCATCGCCAGTATGGGCACATCCTGCCGCTGCTCGGACAGGCCAAGTCTGTGGCGTGGGAACCGCTCAAGCGCATCGCTGCCGTGGTCCCTGGGGCGAAGCCGAACGAATCCGAACTGAGCATCAAGTATCCGCGCAAGCCCAGGGCCGGGAAGTTGACCATCCCGGTCACAGGCGACCTCAACCCGGAAGCCAACAGCACGACGGTGCGCCTGTTCGGCGCCGACAACCCCGACGCTTTCCGCGGCTTACCGTTCTCGGGTGTGGCTTACGACGAATACAGCCAGCAGCCGCCGAACATCCACGGCGAAGTCGTCTCGAAAGCACTAGCTGACCATCTCGGTTACGGCATCTTCGAGGGCACGATCAAGGGCAAGAACCAGCTCTATCGCACCTATGAAGCGGCGAAGAACGACCCCGAGTGGTATTCGCTGTGGCAGGACGTGGACCGCACGCTGGCGACCGAGGAAGGCGCGACGATCACGGCCATTCGACGGTCGATGGCGGACGACCTAAAGCAAATCGCGATGGGCTTGATGCTCCAGTCGGAATACGACCAGGAGTGGTATCTGAGCCCATCTGCCGCCATCAAGGGCGCGTATTACGGGAAGCTGCTCGAAGAGGCCACGAAATCAGGGCGGGTGCGGCATGTGCCCTATGACCCGGCGCTGCCGGTCTACGACGTGTGGGATCTTGGCAAAGGTCCGCGCATGTCCGTGGGGATGTTCCAGCGGTTCGGCCGCGATGTCCACATGATCGACTTCCACCAAGGGAATGAGAGCGACGGGCTCCCGCAGGTCATCTCAGCGCTCCAGCAACGGCCTTACGTGTGGGGCAAGCACTTCGCGCCGCACGACATCCGGGCGACTGACATCGGGACCGGCAAAACGCGCCACGAGACCGCCGCTGCCCTTGGGTGGATGTTTGAGATTGTCCCGTCGATCGGCGTCGATGACGGGATCAACGCCGGCCGGCTGCTGTTCCCGCGGTGCTGGTTCGATGAGCAGAAATGCCAGTTGTTCCTCGATGCGATTGGGCAGTATCGCCAGGAGTGGGACGAAAAGCGCGGCATGTTCCGCGACCAGCCGCTCCACGACTGGACCTCGCATCCAGCCGACATGTTCCGCTACGCGGCCGTGATCGAGGATCAGATGGTGCGGGAAACGCCGCGCCGGTATGACGTCTCAGCCCCGCCTCCCGCGCATTGGAGTGCGATCTAGGCCGAATACCGCTTGCATAGCTCGGCAGGATGTGTATATTTAGTATCCACCCTCCATGAGCGAACGCGCTGCCCGCGCCACTCGACGCACCATCCGCAAAGCCTTTGGCGGGGAAGCGTTAGACGTGATCGATACGCAGGGAGCGGCGCTGCAACAGACCGTGCTTCCAGCCCTCAAGAATCACCAACTCGCCATTGACACCATCGGTGCCCGCCTTGATACCGTCTCCGGCCTGTTCCATGACTTCCGCACGATGACCCGCTGGCAGCGGCTACGCTGGGTGCTCGGCTTCTGATGGCCGACGACACGAAGCAGTCCGACGATCTCAAGAAGCGCCACGACAAGGCGCTGGCGAAGTTTCAGCTGTCCGCCAACTACTTCAGCAAACAGCGGGAACGCGAAGTCCGCGCGCTCAAATTCGTCGACTTCGGGGAGCAGTGGGAACCGACCGCAAAAGCTGCACGCTCCGGTCAACCCGGAGGCGGGGCCGGACAGGGTATCCCGCCGACGCCCGCCCGTCCGACGCCGGTCATCAATCAACTCCGCGCGCCAGGGGCGCAGATTGCCAGCGCGCGACGAGCCGCCAAGCTCGCGCTGGAGTTCGCGCCGAAGGGCTCAGGGTCGAACACCGACGTCGCGGAAGTGTTCGAGGACATTGTTAGAGGCGTGCAGGCGGAAAGCCGTGCGAACATTGCCCGCAACTGGGCGGCGGATCGCTCGGACAAGGCTGGACTCGGCTGGTTCCGCATCGACAAGCAGTATTGCCTCGACAATCCAGCGCCCGATGATCCGGCCATCAACGATCAGGACATCGTTTACCGCCGCATCCTGAACCAAGCCAGCGTCTACCCGGATCCGAACGCACAGGAGCCCGATTTCTCAGACGGCAAGATCCTGTTCGTCACCGAGGATCTTCCCTGGGACACCTACGTCGACACCTATGGGGCTGATTCGCTGCTCGATGAAGGCGGGGAGGACGAAGGCGCAGAACTGACCGCGATTGGCGACAAGCTGCCGCTGTGGGTGTTCGCGTCGACGTCGGCCGGCGCCGATGATGATGAAGGCGGTTCGGTCGGGAAAACCATCCGTATTGCGGAATGCTGGGAAGTCGTCGAAACGATGTCCGACATGGACATGGGTGACGGCCGCACGCGCAAGATCCGAACCCGCAAAGTGTTCTGGTCGAAGATGAACGCGAAGCGGTATCTGGACGAGCCGCAGGAGTGGGACGGTTCGTATATCCCGATCATCCCGACCGTGGCCGAGGAATACAACGTCAACGGGGAACGCCGCTGGTCTGGCTACGTGGAGCCGGCGATTGACGCGGCGATGTCCTACAACGTCATGCGCGCGGGGATGATCTCGGCCGTGGCGATGTCGACGCGGGCGCCCTACATCGGCTACATGGAGACGATCGAGCCGTTTCTGGACTGGTGGAAACAGTCTGCGACGCGCGATTTCTTCATTCTCCCGATCAAGGCCGCGAAAGCGCCCGATGGTTCCTTGCTGCCGCCGCCTCAGCGCACTATGCAGGGGGCTGACCTGCAAGGCTTTGCTATTGCCGCGCAAGCCGCGAAAGAGGACGTCCACAGCACGACGCTCGTGCCGCCGGCTGCGCTTGGTGAGCTCGACCCGCATGACCGTTCCGGCAAGGCGATCATGGCGTTGCAAGGCCAGTCCGAAGCGGGGATTGGCGGGTATCTCGACAACATCGTGAGCATCACGATTCCTTACGAGGGGATGGTGCTCCGCGACCTAATCCCTCGTGTCTACGATCGCCCAGGGCGGATCGTGCCGGCCGTGAACGACGCCGATCAGAAGCGGATGGTGATGCTCAATCACCCGTTCATTGTGGGCGAGGACGGCAACCCGCAGCCGGTGCAGGGTTGGACGGAAGGCATGCCACTCCCGCCGAACGCGCAGATGTTCGATCTGCGGAAGGGTGAGTATTCGATCCAGCCCGTCGTCGGAAAGTCCTTCCCCACGCGCCGGGAAGCGGTGGCGGCCACGATTCAGCAGATGATGAGCAGCGTCCCGCCAGAGATGGCGATGGGTCTACTGCCGGCGCTGCTCGAAAACCTCGACGTGCCTGAAGCGAAACGGCTGTCGGCGTTGGCAAAGAAGCTCCTCCCGCCGCCCTTGCAGCAGGCGTATGAGGAAAACCCCGGTGAGATGGACCCGGCGCGGGCGCAGGCAATGATTCAGCAGCTCACGCAGCAGTTGCAGCAGGCGCACCAGATGATCGCGACCAAAACGGCCGAAGTGCAGGCCAGGGGCCAGATCGATCTGCAGAAAACGCAACTACAGGAGCAGGCCGACAGTCAGCGGACGGCCGTCGAGCAGCAGGCGCGCATTCAGGTTGCCGAGATCGCGGCGAACGCGGGCATCGCGGAAGCGGACATCAAGAGCCAGAATCAGGACCTCGATCGTCGGTTGCGTCTCATCGAACTGTTCCTCACGGCGAAACAGGAAGCGCGCCTCGACTCCGAAGCGCATCTGCATGACCACGTGCAACAGGTGCGCGAGCAGATTCACGAAGTCGGCATGTCGAATCTGGAGCACCAGCAAGCCATCGAACAGGCGCGTGTCGGCCATCAGAACGCATTAGAGCAGGGGCAGCAGCAAGCCGCGTTGACGCCACAACCAGAGACGGGAGCAGGGGCGTGAAGAATCCAAATTGGCCCAATGAGGTCGATTGGGATCGCCTCGCGAAGGACCATGCAGCGAGCGCACGGAAGGCGTTACGCGCGATTGCGGCATTCGATAAAAAACTGTGGGATGCCGCCTTCAAGGCCCGGCCGACACAGGGAGAAGGCGCGTGAAGGTCGATCCCGGCAATCCGCGCGCCGTCTGGGGCACTCTGAACTCCATCGGCGCGATGCACGGCAACAAGGAAACGCCGAAGGGCCGCGCAATGGAGCGGAAGCACGTCGCGGACGTGAAGGCGGGGAAAGCGGAAGGCATGAAGCCCAAGGGTCATCCCGGCTCAAATCTCGGCCGCTTTTTGCATCCGCCGAAGAAAAGCCGCTGAGCGTCAAGAATTTGACTTGCATTGTGACGGCTGACCTGTATATTTAGTATCCAACTGCGGCTGAGGCCGCTGATTTTGTCCTGACGCTAGCGCCTGCAGCGCGAAAGCACTCCCCCTTAGGGTGTGCGTCAGTGAACAGAAGGGACACGGAAAGGGCCGTGGCGTCTGGAGCAATCCGGGTGTCCACGGCCTTTTTCGTTGTCTCGGACACCTGAGGGCAGGAGCGGAATGGCTGATTTCGACACGGACACGCCGGTCGCAGAGGTAGACGCTGATGCCGCCTTTGCGGAAACCGCCGCGTGGGGCGCGGATTCCGTCACGCACGAGGCGCTGACCGCCGACCCGGACGCTGCCGCCGTCGACGAGACGCCCGCGACCGATACGCCCCCAGCTGAAGCCGCTCCCGTCGACGATCTCGCCGCTGAAGAACCGAAGGGCAAGAAAGGCAAGCCGCGCAACGATCCCCGTGCCCGTGTCGAACAGGCGACGGCTCGCGAAGCCGCCGCCAAAGAGGAAGCCCGTCTCGCCCGCGAACGCGCGGATCGCCTCGAAGCCGAACTCGCGGAAGCGCGCAAGCCCAAACCCGCCGCGGATCCGCCCGCGCGTCCCACGCTCGTCACGCCGCCGCAGACCGCCGCGGCCTTTGCCCCGTTCGACGCGTGGCTGGAAAAGAACCCCGGCAAGGACTACGACGATTACCGCGACGCGCGTGACGAACATCTCCGCACGTCCTGGTGGCAGTCGCAGCAAGCGCAGTTCGAGCGACAGGGCGCGATGCAGGCGCACAGTCAGCGCATTAAGCAAGCCATCGAGACCGATCCGAGTCTGCCTCAGCTCATTACGAGCGGGACGCAGGCGATCGCCGCCGAACTCCAGAAAGTGGGGATTCCCGATCTCCCTGAAGTGATTGCCCAGGCGCTGGTGAATTCCCCGCGCTCTGTGGACGCCTATCGGTATCTGCTGACGCACCCGGCAGAGACCGCCCAGCTAGCCCTTGACGTGATGGCCGATCCCTCCGCGTCGCCGGTTGTAGCTGCTCGTCTGGTGCGTCGGTATTTCGACTCTGTGACCGCGGGTGCTGCCGTCCCTCCCGATTCAGCCTCAGTGGTCCGTCCCTCATCCGCGCGTGCGCCGATCAATCGGGTCGGTGGAACCGCCTCTGCGACGCCCGTCAGCTCTGACGATCTCGAGTTCGGCCCGGAATACATCCAGGTCGAAAACGAGAAAGACAAGAAACGACGGGCGAGCGGGCGTCGCTGGTAACAGGACTCTCACATGGCGAATGCGCTCATTACGCCGAACTGGGTGTTGAAGCGAGTCGGACGGCTCGCGATCAACAACCTGATGTTCGCGAACAACGTCGATCGCAGCTACGACGACGAATACGTGCAGGCCGGCGCGAAGGTCGGTGACACGATCAGCCTCCGGCTCCCCCAGCGTTTTGTCACCACGAAGGGGCAGGCGTTCCAGCAGCAGGCGATCGTCGATCAGATCGTCCCGGTGACGCTGACCGATCAGGCCAACGTCGGGATCAGCTTCTCGTCGTTCCAGATGACCGTCGACGTCGACGACTACAACAGCCGCTATGTCGAGCCCGCGGCTGTGCAGCTCGCCAACACGATGGACTTCGACGGCCTGAGCCGAGTCTACAAGGAAGTCTACAACTCGGTCGGCGTGCCCGGCGTGCCGCCCACGCAGAACAGCACGTATCAGGCGGCGAACACCCTCCTGAGTAACCTGGCCGCGCCTCCGAACCGTATGGTGATCACCACGTCTGACATGCAGGCGGCGATCACGTCGACGAACTTCGCGCTGTTCAATCCGGCTTCCACGATCAGCGACTCGTTCGAGACGAACACCTACGGATCGGGCGTGCTCGGGTTCCGCAAGTGGTATTGGGACCAGAACGTCGCGCAGCATACAGTCGGCAGCTACACCGGCACGCCGCTCGTCGCGGGCGCGAACCAGACCGGCAGCACCATCACGATCGATGGCTGGGGCACGGGCTCCACGCTGAACAAGGGTGACGTGCTCTACCTCGGCGCGGCTTCTGGCGGCGCAGCCTCCACGGGCGTGTTCTCGGTCAACCCGCAGAACTACCAGTCGAATCGCTCGCTCGAAGGCTTCGTGGTGCAGCAGACGACGACCGAATCGGGCGGGTCGATGACCATTCCGATTGCGCCGTCGATCATCACGTCCGGTGCGCTCCAGACCGTCACGGCCTCGCCGGTCGACAACGCCGTCGTGTCCGTATTCGGGGCGTCTGGCGCGGTCGGTTCACAGGGACTCGCCTGGGTCAAGGAAGCCGTCGTGATGGTGATGGCGGATCTGGTCGAACCCGAAGGCGGCGCGCTCAGTGAGCGTATCCGCAGCAAGCCGCTCGGCTTCGCCCTGCGGTTCGTGAAGCAATACAACATCCTGTCCGATCAGAACCTCGCGCGCATCGACTGCATCTACGGCTGGAAAACTTACCGGCCGGAGTGGGTCTGCCGGATTCAGGGTTAGGGGAGGGATTTCACATCATGGCATTCACCTTCACCACCCTCAGCGGCGACGTCGCGACGGGCGATCTCAACGCCACCGTGGCTTCGACGGCCGGCTTTCCCAAGGGCTCACTGATGAACATCGACAGTGAGTTCATGCCTCTGACGGCGACGACGCTGGCTGGGGCCAATGTGCTGCAGATTCGTCGCGGCGATCAGGGCGGTTATCCCGCCGCGCATGTCTCGGGAGCGGTCGCGATCATCGGCCTGCCCTCGGACTTCCCGCCGGCCCCTCCGGGCGCGGCGACCCTGCAGCCGGTCGCGCCGAACTGGGCCGTCCAGACCGTCGTCGCGTCGGGCGCGATTGCGGTGCCGGCCACGCGGCAGAACGTGTTCGTGCAGCTCCTGGGGAGCACCACGAACGCCTACACGCTGGCCGATCCGACCTACGCACAGATCGGGCAGGAACTGCTGATCCAGGCCGTGGCGGCCCACGCCTACACGGTGACGCTGCCGAACACGGATGATCTCGGGTTCAACAACGGCGACACCGACGTGGCGACCTTCGGCGGCGCCATTGGCGACAACATCCACCTCAAGGCCGTGGCCTACTCGGGCGGCGCGAAGTGGAACGTGATCGACAGCGTGAACGTGAGCCTGTCCGACACGTAATCCGACCATCAGGCCGGGGCGCGTCGCACTTCCGCGGCGCGTCTCGGCTTTCTTGCACGAGGCGGCTTGTGATTCAGACACGCATCAAGGACGACCGCACGAACGAATGGGTGGACCTCCACCCGAACGATCCCCGCTATTGGGAAGGGCGCTACGTCTACGAGCCGTATCCCAAAGTGCTGTTCAAGGCATCGGTCGGTGCCTATCAGGACGGGGATCTGGCGCAGAAGCGTGTCGAGAATCAGCAGCAGCACGACGATCTGAACAAGCGGGAATCGGGCTGGAAGGAATCGCCGGACGAGGCGCGGGCCTATCTCGACGCGCTGGAGCGCGAGATGTCCACCGCGGCGGCCGAATCGGCCCACGCCGACCGGAACATGAGCGCATCGGCGCAGCGCGAACGGCGCGCGGCCGAAGAATCGACGGATGGATTCGTAGTGGACGTCCCCGCCCCAAAGAAGCGCGGCCGTCCGAAGAAGGATCAGACGCTCAACTGAGCGCGGCGGCCTAAAGCCGCAGGGAGTCGCAGATGTCACAGATCACGCAGTTCGGCGCGTTCACCCCGGCCACGGGTAGCCAGATTGCGGGCCTCATCGGCTCGCAGGTGCCGCTCTTTCGGAATGTCTACTACGTCGATGCCGTCCACGGCTCGGACGTGGCAGACGGATCGCGCACGTCGCCGCTGCGCACGGTCGACGTGGCCTACGGCCTCTGTGTCGCCGGGATGAACGATGCCGTGGCGATCATTGGAGACGGCACGACCGCTTCGACGTGGCGACTCTCGACGGGCTTCACGTGGGCGAAGAACGCGACCCATCTGGTTGGTCTGTCGTCGGGCGTGAACGTCTCGAACCGCTCGCGAATTGCCCCCACGGCCGGCGCGACGGCGTTCGCGAATTTCTTCACCGTCTCGGCTTCGGGCTGTCTCTTCCAGAACCTGCAGTGGTTCCAGGGCTTCGGCACGGGCACGACGGCAGAAATCTGCATGACCGTGACCGGCGGCCGGAACATGTTCGTCAACTGCGCGATCAGCGGGATGGGCGACACGGCCGGAGCGACTGACACGGGCTCGCGTGATCTGAAGATCAGCGGCACAGGCGAGAACCAGTTCGTCGACTGCACCATCGGCATCGACACGATCGCGCGCACGGTGGCGAACGCGAACATCGAGTTTGCCGGCGGCGCACCGCGCAACGAATTCCGCAACTGCCAGATGATCATGTTCGCGACGGGAGCCGGCGCGCTCGGCGTCATCGTCGCCGATGCGGCTGGGTCGGACCGCTTCCAGTTGTTCGATCGCCTCACGGTGCTGAACAGCATCAAGAGCGGATCGGGCACGGCGATTACCGGCCTGTGCTCGCTGGCGGCGTCGATGGGCGGCCTGCTCTACTTCCGCGATCTGGCGATGGTCGGCGTCTCAAGCCTCGGCGCGGACGCGACCAGCAAGGCGCAGATTTACGAGTTCGGGCCGGCGAACAGCACCAGCACGGGCATCGGCAACAACCCGGCATAGGTCATGAGCCTGACCGTCACGAAGCTGGACGTCATCAAAGGGGCGTTCAGCGAAATCGGGATCTATCCGGGTGGAGTGGCGCCATCTGCGGAGGATACGCAGTTGGCGTCCGACCTCCTCGACGAGTTGGTGGACGGCTGGAACATTCAGGGCCTCACATCAGGCGTGAATGTTCGCTCTGTCTACCCGCTCGTCAACGGGCAGGGGGGACCGTCGAACCCTTACACGATCGGTCCTGGTGGCGACTTCGATACAGGCACGCAGGCGCGGCCGGACACGATTCGGGAGGCGAATCTGCTGCTCTTGCAGTATGTGACGCAGCCCACGGAAATCCCGCTCGCGATCCTCACCGACGCCATGTATGACGCGGTGCAGATCAAGGAACTGCAGACGCAGTTGGGGAATTTCCTCTACTACAACCGCACGGTGCCGCTCGGCACGATCCAAATCTGGCCCGTGCCGAATACGAGCATCAATTCGCTGGTGCTCTACACGGATCTGTTCGTCGGGGCATTCGTCTCACTGTCGGCCGCCTATGTCTGCGCGCCTGGGCTGAAAACCGCGATGCGGCTCAACCTCGCGTCGATGCTGGTGAACAGCTTTGGCGCGTCGGTGGAGGGCGCTGTGATTCAGCGGGTCGACCGGATGGCTGCGGAAGCGTTGCAGAACTTGAAAGACGCCAACGCGAACAGCGACATGGCGGATCTCGCGATCGACCTGGCGTATACGCCGTCGCCGCGGGGCAACTACAACATCTACACAGATACGGGTAGCTAACGATGAGTGCGAATTCACCCGCAGGCCCGTTTCGATCGGTGCAGTTCACGGGACAGACCGCGGGCAATGCTGGCGGGACCGGGCCGTGGATCAACTGCCGCGGGTTCACGAATCTCACCGTCTACGTCGCGGGTTCCGCCGCGCTCTCGGCCGGCACGCTGATCGTGGAAGAGGCGAGTTGGGATCCGACGACTGAAGTCCCGTTTCCAGGCACGGCCAGCCAGATCACATCGGTCACGCTCTCATCACCGTTTGCGAGTGCCGGCGGGCAGTATGCGACGCACTGCCCCGTGAGCGCCTATGCGTGGGTGCGGACGCGCATTGGCACGTCGGTCGTCGGCGGGACCATCAGCGTGGACCTGGAGGGCTGCTAAATGCCCACGTCCTCATTCCCATCGAACGTCACGGGCGTCACCGTCCAGACCGCCACCAGTGGTGCCCTCTCCGGGGATGGATCCTCAGGGAACAAACTCGCGGTAGGCGTAGATGGCGTCACGATCGACGTCAACGGATCGAATCAGCTTGAAGTGAAGAGCGGCTTTGATCTGGCCGTGAACAGCATCGTGGGCGTGAGCGCGCAGGACACGATCGTGCTCCCGACCGCGACCGCGAATAACGTGCTCGGGATTGGGCCGACGATCTTCAACACCGGCATCTACGGTTTTCAGACGTTCAACGGTCCGGCGGGCGTCACGATTCAGACGGACGATCGCGTGGCGTGGGCATTGGCACTGGTGGAAGAAGTCGGCTCCCATCAGATGCTGTTCTATCCAGGCGAGATCGCCTTCGGGGTCAGTGCCCTGAACACGGGTCTTGGTATTTCGACAAATACGCTCGACGGGATGAACTTTGCCGAGTTTACGCTGACGGTGACGGGGCCGACTGCGGGCGAACTCTTGCCGGGGGATGGCGTATCGCCCTGCACGATGAATATCGGGAACTCCACAGCGCCGTGGAACACGGGCTATCTCAACTCCGTGGTGCCGACCGCCACGGCGTTTACGGATCTGCCGACGCCGGATGCGAACACATTCCCGATTGCCATTGTGAATGACAGCACGGTCACGAGCGGCACGGTGTCTGCGGGGAGTGGGATGCACGTCAACGTGATTGTCTGGACCGGATCGGTCTGGACCGTGTTCAAGAACCTGACCTAATGGCGAAGCCCTTGGAGCAGCGTGTGAAAGACGCGATCGGCTCGCAGGCGTGGACGATTCTCGCGTTGCAGCAGACGTGTGACGAACAGGCCGAAAAGATCAAGGCGCTGGAAGCCACAATTGCTGAGCAAGCGCCGAAGAAGCCGCCGACGTCGGCGTAGCCATGCCGCGCATCTCGATTCCCTTCGCGGGTCCGGCGAATACCCTCCGCTCTGAGATCGCCTGTCCCGATGAAGCGATCAATGAGGTGTTGGAATCGACGGCCCCAGGGAACGCGAAAACCCCAACCTACAGCCGGAACACGCCGGGGCTGCGCGTCTTTTGCCTGCTCCCGACGCTGCCCGTGCGCGGTATTTTCGCGAGTCCGGTCGGCGGACGCGTCTTTGCGGTGGCTGGCGCGACGTTCTACGAGATTTTCGCGGAGGGGACGTTCACGGCGCTTGGCTCTGTCGCGAATGACACCCTGCCGGTGTCGATGGACTCCAACGGATCGGCCGGGAATCAAATCCTGATCGTCTCAGCGGGACAGGGCTACATCTTCAACTTCGCGACGAACACGTTCAGCCAGATCACCGATCCCGACTTCCCGTCCCCGGCGCGGATGGTGACGTTCATCGGGAGCTATTTCGTCGTGTTAAAGGGGGCGGGCTCGCGGTCATTCTCGTGGTCGGCGCAAGAAGATGGCCTGAGTTGGGATCCGCTGGATGTGGCGGAAGTCTCGGAAGCCTCCGACAACCTCAACGCGGTCATGCGGAACCACTTTGAACTGTGGATGGTCGGCGTCTCGACCAGCACGGTCTACGTCCTCACAGGCGATCCGACGACGGTCTTTGCCCCCTATCAAGGCGTGTTGATGGAACTCGGCACACCGGCCCGGTTCACGGTGCAGCGGATCGACAACACGCTGATGTGGCTGACGAGCGATCAACGCGGGATGGGGATGGTCGTGCGGATGGATCAGTTCGTCCCGCGGCGGATCAGCACGTTTGCTGTGGAGTGGGACATTCAGCAGCTTTCGACAGCAGCGTCGCCCTACACCATCGGGCTTGCGTTCCAGATGGAAGGGCACATCTTCTACGCCCTGACGTTCCGCGATGACGACGTGATCCAGGGCGGGATCGATCACTCGTGGCTCTACGACGTGACGATGGATCGCTGGACGAAATGGGAACACTGGAACGTCAACACGGCGACGTCTGAGCCGAACCGGGCGGGCTGCTACGGCTTCTGCTTTGAGCAGCATTTGTTCGGGGACCGGCTGACGGGAGCCATCTATCGCGGCTCGTTCGCGTTCGCGGAAGAACAACTGGCGGCGGTGGCATGACAGCCGTGGACATCATGGTCCGCTTGTGTCGCACGACGAAGGGCATCGCGCCGGCCCGCATCGTGAAAGCCAAGATGCTGGCCTATCGATCGCGGATCGAGTGGACGGCGGTGCTCGCCGTCATGGATCCCACGCACCGAGAGGCTGTGCAGAAGGCTGAGGCGTCGTCGTGAGCGTCAAGGTTGGCGCGGACGCGACCAGTTGGCTCCAGCAGGACGCGAGCGAGAGTCCGGCCGATACGATGCCGGACACGACAGGCGATCTGTCGGTCTTTCTCTGGCTGGACAACCTTCTGCCGGCGGTCGTGCTCCCCAGCTACAAAACCGGATTCGTGTGGTTCACCACAGCCGATCTCATGGCGCCGGACTACGCCGATCCGTACGTGTGGGTCGGCATCGAACAGGTGGACGGCGTGCAGGCGATCGGGATGACGGTGGGGACCGGCGACGGCACTTCGACGCCGTTTGTCACGTCGGGCGTGGAAAAGCGTGCGATTGGCGTGACCTACGACGGCACGTCGCACGACTGGAAGTTCTACATCCGCCGCACGGCCGCATGGGAACTCGTCGGCACGGTCACGGACGATTGGAGCGGGAACACCATCACGCAGATGCGGCTCCTGAATGACGGGATTTCAGGGTCGCACGGGTCGATGTCCTGTGCCTACTTCCGGCTGTGGAATGGGAAGAAGCTGACGCTGGATGAATTCGAGGCGGAAGCGACTAGCGCGGTAGCCGTGACCTCTGGCATCACGACCGATACGCCGCTGATCACCGTGGACGATCTCACGGACGTAGCGAGTTCATCGGGGAGTCAGTGGTATGCCGTCGGGACGGCGCTCGAAACGACGCTGCCTGGGCCGCTCGCTGGGAATGCGTCCTATCTGTTCGTGCCGGAAAGCTCCGTCGCGGCGGGTGGCAATCCCACATTCACCGGCTCCGTCCTCGCGACCACCACGGGTAGTCCGACCGCAACGATCTCGGTCGATCAGATCGTCCCAACAACCACGCATCCGACCGTGGCGATCTGCGGCGCTCGTGATGGGGGCTGGTGGCAGGCGTGCGACAACGGCTCCGTGACCGATCTGGTGAAGTTCGATGCGACCGGAACCATCACTGGCACCGTGACGTGCGCCGTGAAAATCTGCAACGGGAACAACGGGAACGGCTTCGCGACACGCTCCCTGATGGAACTGGACAACCGGAACCTGCTCAGCATTGTGCGCTCCACGGGCGTGCTGACCGAGATTTCGAGCGTCGATGGAACGGTCGTGCAGTCGTTCGGGCTGACCGTAACGTCAGCGTTCGGGCTTGACGGCGCGGTGAGCAGCAACGGGAAGCGGCTGATCTTCCTTGATGTGACGTCGATGACCGGCCCCACAAACGTCCGCGCGTGGGATCTGGAGAACGACGTCGACCTCGGGACGCTGTTTTCGGACGATGCGGATTACGCATGGTCGCTGGTGTGGCTGGCGGATTGTTCCGTCGTATTCATGGTGAACACGGGCGTGAGCATGACGCCGTGGCGACGGTATGACCTGTCTGGCAACCTGCTCGGCACGGGAGCCTACGACGAGACAGCCTATCCCGCCTCTGAACAGGTCTACGGCATCACGGCGAGTGTCGCAGAGGATCGCGTCTGCATGTTCCGCGATTGGGACGAGGGCATGCAGAACGAGCAGCCGGCAGTGTTGCCGTTCAAGCTCTCGACAACAGGGATCATTGGCCCGCAGGTGCCGTTGGTCGGCGGCATCACGGACTATGAGCAGATCAGCGCGTTGGGCCAGCCCTATGTCGGGATCATGTGCGATCCGTTTCCGCCCACGCCGACGACGGCGAGCTATCCCGTGCGACGGTTGCGCCGGATGAAGCTCGATTACTGGCAGAACAAGCTCATCTCGATTTCCCGCATCGAACTGAAGATGCAGGCGGGCGAAGGGACCGTGGAGATCCCGAATCCGCAGGTGATGCTCCGCGTGAGCACGGACGGCGGGCGCACGTTCGGGAACCTCCGCATGTGCAGTGGCGGGCGGATGGGCGAGTTTTCGCAGCGGGTGTTCTGGACGCGCTTTGGGCAGGGGCGCGATTGGGTCGCGGAGTTTTCGTTTAGTGATCCGGTGCCTTGGTATCTGTTGGAACTGGAGATCGATCACACCTTGGGGACGAGCTAAATGGCTGGCGTCTATGTGCAGCCGCGCGTCCCCTCCGAACAGCCGTTTCTCAACAAAGACGGCACGGTGAGCCGCGCGTGGATCGGGTTCTTCAACAGCCTCTCGCGGTTGGCGGTGTTAGGACCGGCGAATACCTCGGTCACGGATAACACCGATGTGAAGTGGGACGGCACGTCAGGGCGGTTGGTGAAATGACGACGATTCGCGCGGCGACGACGGCGGATCTGCCGGCGCTCGTGACGATGGGTCGGCGCTTCCTCGCGATGCTCTACACGGATCGCTTGAAGGATGCGCCGGATCGACTCGATGCGCTCGCCTCGCAGTTGGTCGGCGACGCCAACAGCCTCGTGCTTGTCTCGGAACAGGCCGGCGAAGTCGTCGGGATGATCGCGATGGTCTGCTATGAGCATCCGATGTCCGGCGATCCGATGGCGGTGGAGATGTTCTGGTGGGTAGAACCGGAACAGCGCGGCGACGGGATGCGGCTGTTTCGACGGGCGCGGGCATGGGCGAAAGCGCGTGGCGCGCGCATCCTCCAGATGATTGCCCCCGCGACGAATCCCGACGTGGCGGCGATGTATGACCGGCTCGGGTTCGTGCCGATGGAAACGACCTATCAGCGGAGTCTCTGACCATGCTTGCACTCGATCCTGAACGCTCGGCTGACGAAATCTGCTGCTTCATTGGCACGACGGCGGCGATCCTGCTCGCGGCCTCGGCGGCGGCATCGGCTGGCGGGGCGGCCTACGCGGCGCACAAGAACACCGAAGCGGCGGAAGCGGGCTCCAAGGCTGCTGTCGATGCCGCGAAGATCCAGGCCGACGCCGCGCAGAAGGCGGCGGATACAGCGACGGATGCCAACAAAGCAGCGGCCGATGCGCAGTTGCAGGCCGCTCGGGAGGCGTTGCAGTTTCAGGAGCGCGTTTACGCGCAGAAGCAGGCGCAGGTCGCGCCGTATATCGGGATGGGCCAAGGGGCGCTCTCCCGGCTCGGCGCTGGCCTTGGCGTGCAGAGTGTCCCGCAGCCGCCTCCGGTGATGCCTGGCGATACGGGCGTGGCTGGGCTGACGTTTCAGTCGTCGGCCGCTCCGAAGCCTGCTACGCCTGCTCCAGGTGCCTCTAGCGCCGCACAGGCGACGACAGGTGCTCCGACGCTCGCCAGCCTTGGCATGCCAGCGTCGACCGCGCAGCCGCCGAATCAGAGCGGCACCAGTCTGCCGCAGATCGGTGAGCAGCGGTTGATCGGTGGACAGATGGGCCAATGGGACGGAAAAGGGTGGCGTCCCGTGCAGAGCGCGTCATCGGTGGCAGTGGGGGCGTAAATGGCACTCGATAGCTACGTGGACGGCGATCCGACCGATTACCTCTCGACCGATCCGTATGCCGGACAGGCACCGGGGAAGGATGCGACCAGTTGGACGTTGCCGTCTCCGAGCAATGACCCGTCTGTGCCGAATTGGTATGACCAGACGCCAGCGCAGTATCGACCGCCGACGACTCCAGCGGCGACCTCGACCACGCCGACGAGTGGTCCGTATGGCGGCGATCCAACGGACGTCGATGCGTGGCTTGCGTGGATGGCGCAGCAGCCCGGTCACGATCCGATCCTCGATACACCACAGGGGATCGCCTACTACCGGACGCAGATCCTCTCGAAGCCCGACAAACTGAACGCCAACAACCTCGATTTCTGGCAGAAGAAAGCGACGTTGGCGCAATACGGCGGTGGCGTGGGCGCACCGGAAGGCGGCGGCGGCTACGGCGACCTCTGGAACAAGATGCCGACGCTGGCCGACATTCAGGGCATTCCGGGCTATCAGGCGGCGATCGACGAAGCCACGCGCGGATTCAACACGGGTGCAGCCGCGAAGGGCACGCTGCTGAACGGCCGCACGCAGGCGGCGCTGGGCGATGCCGTGTCAAACAAGGTGCTGAGCGATTTCTACTTCCCGTTTGCGAACTTGCAATACCAGTTCAACCAGGGAAATGCCGGCAACTTGTTCAATCTTGCCTCGCTCGGACTGAACGGATCGTCCGTGGGAGCGGCGTAAATGGGTGCGGCTGATCGCATCGCAGACACCCTGCTCCGCATCGGACAGATCCAGGGCGATTCACTGAATCGCTCAGGAGATATCCGGGCACGGGCATTGGAACTCGCAGCGGAAGCGAACGCACGCGGCGTCACGGGGTCCGCGGATGCCTTGGCACGAGCGACGGCGGCGAATGGGCAGATTTGGGGCCAGACGCTTTCTCAGTTGGGCGCGTTGCCGGGACAGGTGATGCAGGTGTCCCAGCAGCAGAAGGCGCAGCAATTGGAGAATCAGAGCCGACAGATCGCGAACGACCGCGCGATGCAGATCCAGCAGGGCGAGAAGGCGTTCCAAACGCTCCTGCCGCAGATTCCGCGCACCGATGACGGCCTATTCGATGTCGCGGCAGCGACGCCGTTCTTTGCGAAGGCTGGCATGACCAGCGAGCAGACAGCGGACACGATCCGCACGCTCGACGCGCTGAACTCGGCGCAGATGGGCGTCAACAAGGTGCGGAGTGAACACGCCGCCGATCTGGCGAATGCCGCATTGGAGTCCGCGAAGAAGTCGGGGGAGCCGCTGTCCGTCATGGGCGCGACGCTCTGGCTGAATGGCGCAGCGGAAGCGGGCGTGGCGCGGCCGGCCGAAGTCGATCAGATCAAGAAGGCACTGCTGGGCGGCGCAGACCCGACGCAGGTGTTCACGGCGATCCGCAATCAGGGCGAGAAGTATCGACCGAAGCCGATCACGAATGAGACGGAAGCGGCGATGGCTGCGGCCGGTGGCGATCCGACCGCGCAAGCCGCGATGAAGGTGCTGAAGCCTACGCCACAGCCGACAGAGGCATCAATTGCGATGCAGGCGGCTGGGAATGACCCGACGAAGGCGATGGGCATTCTGAAGCCGCCGCCGCCCGCGCCGAAGCCGCCAGCCACGGGCACGTTTGAGGACTACGTGACGCGGACGTATGGGGCCAGCCCGACGCCCGAACAGATCATCCAGGCGCGGAAGGACTACGGGCAGGCCGGACAGCGCCCGCCCGCCGCGCCTGTGAACGCGAATGACCCGAAGGACATCGCAGACGCGATCATTCGCGGCGAGCAGCCGCCGACGCTGACGGGCCTCTATCGCAACGCTGGCCCCGTGCGGGCTGAACTCGCGCGACAGGGCTACGACCTCGCCACGGCGCAGACCGACTGGACGGCGACACAGAAGCACATCGCCACACTGAACGGGGCGCAGCAGACGCGGCTGAATCAGGCGATCGGGCAGCTTCCCGAACTGCTGGATTCGGTTGAATCACTCGCGAAGCAGTGGAAGGGCGGCAAGTTCCCGATCCTGAACAAGGCGAATCTCGCCCTGGCGAAGAACGGCGCGTATGGGTCCGGCGCGGCGAGCATCGCGACGCAACTCGAGCAGCAGATCGCAGACGTGACGGGCGACCTCGGCGCGGTCTACATGGGGGGCAACTCGCCTACGGACCACGCGCTGGACCTCGCACGCACGGCCCTGAGCAGCAATTGGGATGAGAAGGTGCTGCTGGACATGGTGAACCGGGCACGGAAGAACGTGGCGATCCGGCAGAACTCGATCAAGAGCACGGGCGTGCAGGGCGTGAGCGGGGACAACCCGTATGCGCCTGCCGCGACGACCATCGCGCCTCCAACGGGCCGCTACAACCCGGCAACGGGGAAGGTGGAGTAGATGCCCGACAAGATCATCGAGATCCCTAACGTCGGCCGCATCGCCTTTCCCGACACGATGAGCGCGGACGAAATCAACACGGCGGCGAGCAAGCTCTACGCCGAGAAGAACGCGAATCATCCGCCGCCCGATCCGAAGCATTCGTGGGTCGATACGGCCGTGGATTGGCTCCCGACTGTCGGCGGCATCGCTGGCGGCATCATCGGCGGCATCGGCGGCACGGTGGCCGGAATGGGCGTTGGTGGCGCACCTGGAGCCATCGGTGGCGCGACGCTCGGCGGCGCGTCCGGAGAAGCGGCCAGACAGTTGATCAATGACGTGCGTGGCAAGCCGACTCTCTCAGCGAGTGAAGCCGCTGGAAAGATAGGCACGCAAGCCGCCTTGCAGGGGGCTGGAGAGGTCGCAGGAGCCGGCATCGCTGCCACCATGCAGCCAGTCGCGCGCACTCTGATGACGTCAGCTCTGAAGGGTGGCTTTAAAACGTCGCTGAAGGCCGCGAAAGCCGCAGAAGCGCCTCCGGTCGTGAACTTCTTACTGAAGGAAGGCGTCAGTGTGTCTCCACGAGGCGTGGAGAAACTGAACACCATCATTGGCGCCTCCAATCAGGAGATTAAGAACGTTCTCGCGACGGTGCCGTTCGAGGTGAACCCATATCGAGTGACGTCGCGGCTTAGTGACGTCGCAAAGCGCGCGGCCTCTCAGGTCAATCCGAACGCAGATGTTGCCGCTATTGGGCGCGTCGGCAATGAGTTTTTGGAGAACCACGGCGGCAGGATGCTGTCAGGCCAGGAGGCGCAATCCCTCAAAACCGGCACGTATGCGTCGCTGGGAAATAAAGCCTATGGTGAACTCAAGTCCGGCGACATTGAGGCACAGAAGGCGCTCGCGCGCGGCTTGAAAGAGGAAATCGAAACAGAGCTCGGAAACACCCTGCAGGGATTCAAGGGCAAGCTCGGTCTGGGTGTGGACATCGGCGCCGCGAATGCCAGGGAAGGTGCCGCACTTGAGGCGCGGGACGCTGTTGCGCGTCGGACGGTGACGACTGGACAGCGAGACATCGGCGGCATCGGATGGGTCGCGGCACATCCCGCGCTGTTCCTTGCCTCACTGATGGACCGGGCTCCGGCTGTGAAATCGCTGGTTGCGCGTGGCCTCTATTCAAGCGCTGGGATGGCGGCTCGCGTGGATCCGCAGTTGATCAAAGCGGCTGTCACCGCGATCGCGACTACCGCAGACGATTCGACGCCAGCCACAGAAGGCCAAGGCCGATGATGGCGACGATGGATTGCTTCACGCTCAGCCAACGGAAGTCTGGCGGGGGCCACTTTCCTGCGAGCGTCAATCGCGCGCGGCGGCGGGCTTCCTCGTCTGACAGCTCACTGGACCACGCATCAAGTCCGTCAATGACTCCGACGATGAGTCTTAGGACGAGAAGCGCGAGCAGGATGCCGCCGGCAATTTCCAACACCATAGCGGCTCAGTCTAGCAAGGGATGCGCCGATCTGGCGACCTTAACTCACGTCATGGAAGGGTAGGCAATGGCGAACGCAATCCTCGTTCAGCCGATTTACCAGTTTTTCGATGACAACGGGGCTCCGCTCGCGGCGGGGAAGCTCTACCACTGGGTGGCCGGGGGTTCTTCGGTGATTGCGCCCGTTTTCCACAATTCCAACCTATCGAGCGCCTGGACGAACCCAATCGTGCTCGATAGTGCCGGCCGCATTCCGGGGCAGGTGTTCTGTCCGAGCGTCCCGGCGATCCGGTGGATCTTAACCGACGCGAACGATGTGCAGGTCGGGGCCACGGCTGACAACGTGTCCCAGTTCGTGCCAGCGACCGCCTAACGACGGAGCCGATCACCGATGACCAACGAGCAGGAAGTCACCCTCGGGGAAATCTATCGTTCGCTGATGCGGTTGGAAAAGGCGATCGAGCCCCTGCTGGCGCTGCCGTCTCGCGTGGAAGCCACAGAGGTCAACATCCGCGAACTGCAAACGGATATGAAGTCCGTGCGCCGGGATGCGGCGGCGGTATCCGGGGGGCTTGGCGTGATCGCCTTTCTCGCTTCGTGGGTGTTGCACAAGTGACACTGGACCTGTATCGCGAACCGTCGACCGAGAAAACCACGATCGGGCGACTCGCGGTCAATGGCGTGTTCGCTAACTGGACGTTAGAGGATGTTGTCCGCGACGGGCCGAAGATCGCACACGAGACTGCCATCGCGCCCGGCACCTATCGCGTGATCATCACCTACTCGACGCGCTTTGAGCGGATGTTGCCGTTGCTGCTCGGCGTGCCGGACTTTAGTTCGATCCGCATTCACGCGGGGAACACGGATGCGGATACGTCAGGGTGCATTCTGGTTGGTCAGCAGCGGGGCGACGATGCCGTGTGGCACTCACAGGCGGCACTCGATGCATTGCTGCCCAAGATCGCCACGGCGCTCGCCAAGGCTGAACCCGTCGCGATCACGATTCATCCGGCTGTCGTGACCAATCCGTTTGGACGCACGGTGAGCGTATGACTCAGATTGCCGCGGCGCAGATGCGAGCGAGCCGCCAACCGCGCGCAGTCGGTTCAAAGCGCGCGACTGGAACGATGGTGCCTTCCATCACGACGTCTGAGAAGTGCGGATCGAGCAGGCGCGTCGTTCGGATTCGGCGTTCGCTGACGCCGGCAAACACGAGCACCTTGCGGCCCTCGTATGTGGTGCAGTTGGGATAAATGACCGCACACACCAGCGCGTTGCCGACGACTTCGACGTTCGCGATGGAAAACTCTCGCGGATTGGGATCAGGCGGCTGGATGTTTTGGTGCGGTCGCTCCAGCACGGAACAGCTCGACTTTTTCATCAGCCCCATACGGAGAGCGTAACACAGGAGACGACATGCAGTTAGCGGGATACGCCGTCAAAGAATCAGACCTCACGCCGCGTCCTGACAAGGGCGCGAACAAATACACCGTGAAATCGTATCTGCCCGGTGGTCGCAATCTGACCGTGCTACCCGATGGCACGCTGACAGGCAGCGACGACGACGGGGAGTATCAGATTTTCACCAAGGACGGCGCGAAAGTCGGCGTGACCTGTTCGCAGTATCCGACCGGCGCGTATGCGCTCCCGCTTCTGCTGGGCGTATGAGCAGCACTAGCGATCTGCTTTTGCTGGACGCGGGCACGTCTGGCCGTGCGTGGTCCCCCTGTCCTCGCACCTACAGCGGGAACATGTGCGGGATCTACGTCGATGGCCTCCCTCCGGTGCCTGGAGGGGCCAGCAATCCAGCGCTCGTCCTGAGTTGGTTCCTCGATCGCTACGATTCAGCGGATCAGGCGCGCATCAAAGCCCGGTGGAAGGCCGATGGCCTGACCGACGTGCTGGTGTCATGGCCCGATTCTCGAGCGATGGGCGCAACGCCGCAGTCGTTTGCAGCCTTTTGCGAAGCCCTCTACGCGGAAGGCTTTGAGCCCAACGTGTTCCTGTTGTCGAAGAACTACGATGCGCTCGACAGCCTTGACCAGATGAAGGCGAAGTGCCTCCCGGTGATTCAGGCGCTCATGAAGCGTGTCGGGCGCTGGTGTGTCGGCTGGGAGTTGTCGCTATGGCTGACGCCGCAGGACGTGCAGGCGTTGATCGACTGGATGGCCCCGATGATTGTTCCGTGGGGCGGACGCCTGTATGTCCACTTCCAGGTCGAATACGCATCCTTCGCGCCGGAGCCGAATGCCTCGTTTGCGAAGTTCTGGAACGCGAACATCGGGAAACTCACGGGCCTGTTCTATCAGAGCGACGTGAATTGGACGCCGCAGGAACTACAGGACCGCATCAAGGATTCGCTCGACCGCTTCGCGGGGAACTACTTCTGCTCGCCGGACTCCGGTTTCGGTCATCCGTGGGATGACATCGCGCTTGAAACGAAGGCCGATGACGCATTCAACCGGAACACACCAGAGGCGGTGCAGAACGTCTACGCACACGCCTCAGTGACGACGCCGCCAAGCGTAGGACCGCTCGGGCCGGTGCGTTGTATGGGGGCTGGAAATGGCGTGGCGTAGCTATTCTGGCCGGTTGTTCAGAGATGCGACGAAGTTCGCGCGCAAGTCGAGTAGTTGCTGATGCAGTTCGCGCACTTTCACTTCCAACACATCGACGCGGGCCTGAAGTCGGGTGTTCTCGCGCTTGGCATCCGATGCAGCGTTCATCGCGTAGTCGGCAGTCTCGGGGGCGAAGATTTCCATAGCACGAAAGGATAGCAGACAGATGGACACGATTCACGCACTGTTCCAACTCGCCGCGGTGAAGGGCGCGATCATCGGCGGCGGGACCGCCCTGCTCGTGGACCTCCATGCGTGGTCCTCGGCAGACGATCCGTTCAACTGGCAGAAAAGCCTCAAGCGTGTGGTCGGTGGTGCGACCACGGGCGCGGCTGGGGCGTGGGGGATGAGCCTGTGAGACGCCTACGCCTGATCCTCATCGCCGCGCTGCTCCTGACGCCCGCGTGTGGCGTGCCAACCTCTCTGCATACACCGCAAGGCGTCACGGCCTACCGATCCGACGAAGCCGTGAAGCGTCTCGGTGAGCTTCAGAACGCCGTCATTGACGCGCAGCAGTCGGGGAAGATGCCCACGGCGACCGCTCGGGTGATCGTCGCGGGTATCAGCGGAGACGTGCGCGCGACGCCGCCACAGACAGGGCTGCTGGACGTGCTGCAACAGACGCCAGAAGGCTGGAAGGCGACGGCGAAGGCATCCTGGGACGCGCTACGGACCCGCGTGCTGAGCGTGCCCGCGGTGGCGTCCTATGTCCCGATTCTCGATCCCCTGATTGCCGCGCTGCTGGCGCAAGGACAGTGACCGATGGATGCGACGCTCGTAACGATCTTGGTGAAGGACATCGCCATTCCCGAACTGCTGGCGCTCTTACACAAGAGCCTGCCGACGGATGCGGAGATGGTGATCAAGTTGTCGAAGGACATCAACGACGTCAAGGCGGTGGGCCAGTCGTTCCTCGACCAGACCCGTTCGTAGACGATTGCTGCCGATGGCTCGGCTACT